CCATAAGCAGAGTTAAGAGAAATCTTCTTTGCCATTTGAATGTTGTTACATCTAGAGATCTCCTTTTCAAGAGCTTTAGTAGGTTTCTTCTCATACTCCTGTTTCGCTTTGAGCATTCTTTTCTTGAATATAACACGGTCACCATACATCTTCTCCATTAGTTCTGGTAAGAATCCACGTTTATCTTTACGGAACATTGCACCATTAGCACAGATTGCATTGTCCTTGTACATTTCAAAATTTAGATCCTCCTTCAGTAACTTGTTAACTGTAATTGAAGGGTGCTTTTCATCAAGTAAAGTTTCTGGGGAAATATTATACTGCATGATTAAATGTGGATACAGACTGTTCAAGTCAAATGATACCACCCAATCATAAACACCTGGTACTGGTTCTTTTACATATGCACCTGCATACTTTTCCATCTTGTCATTCTCTTCCTTTGGAGGAATAACAATATTCTTTCGTTTCAGGTAATTGTAAATGATAGTATCCCACATCCTTACCTGATAGAAAACATCAATATAATTTACCTTGGCATCATATGCCATAGTCAGGGCAAGTTCAATCAACTTCATCTTGTCTTCCAACTCATCAACTAGTTCTACGTCAATGATGTTGTATTCAATAAACTTCTGCCATCCTTTTGTATAGAAGTCTTTGAATGTATCGAACTCAGAGTGATCAAGTTTCTTCTTACCAAGTTCTACTTCAGCAATATAATCTAGTCTATAAGACTCTTGTGCCTTATAAGTAAACTTCTTATAGAGATCAAGATAATCAAGACATGCTATTCCAGACACATTATAAGAAACATGTTCTCTTCCCATAATCTTTACCTCACCTTTTCTTACCATATTCCAAGGAGAAAATGTCCTCATCTCTTTTTGACCTAGGACACGATCTATACGACCACAGATATAAGGAATATCATATAAGTTACAGTTCCAACCAGTAATCACATCTGGATAGTTCTTTGTCCAGAAGGCAAGGAAGGAACGTAGAAGGTGTACTTCACTGCTGCAATTGATATAACTAACGTTATCTTTCTTGTTTACGAATGCACCTTGACCCCATGTAACAATTTGTTTTGTTGCATAGTTCTGAATAGTAATTGCAAGGATCTCTTCGGCAACTGCATCTGTGGTAGGGAAACCATTTTCAGATGCTACCTCAATATCAATCGTAAATATTCTTACCTTAGATACATCAAATTTAATTTCTTCCTGTGGGTACTTCTCAGAAATATATTGATAGATGTACTTATCATTTCCGTATATTGATACATTCTCTACAGCACTATATTTTTCAATAAAGTTTCTACATTCCATCACACTACCAGGTTTGATGGGTGAAACTGTTTCTCCTGATAGAGTCTTGTACTTAGACTTCTTAGGAGATTTCATAAAAAGAGTCGGAGAAAACTTTTCTCTTGTCTGAAAGTAGTTACCATTATCGTAACCACGAACAAGGAAATCATCTCCGACTAGTTGGACATTTGTGTAGAACTTCATTTAGTCAAGAACTTTTTGTAATCATCCAAGATAGTTTTGTGAGGATCAACTATTGTTAGGATACTATCTGATGATAGCATACTTGATGTCTGAGTGGTATATGCATGTAACCACTTCTTCAACTGGAGAGGTTCTGTGTCTAGGATCTCTACTGGATTGATTAACTTACAATCAGGTTCTCCTAGTTCTGCCGTGACTTCCTCAATTTCAGTAATTAAAACTGTTCCATTCTTTAATAGGAGAACTTTTATCATTCTGCTGCTTTATCCCCCAATTCATTCAAGATTTGTTTGACTGATTTAGACTTCTTCTTTTTCTTGCTAGAAGGATCTTCACCACCTTCTTCATTTAGTTTTTCAAGATATGCTGCTTCCAAATCTCTGACTGGTGCATAGACACAAATGATTTTATCTGCAGGAATAGTAAACACTGCTTCTTTAGCAAGAGGTTGCCATGGAATCAGGTTAATATCAATTTCCTGTTCATTGTCTTTTAGTTTCTTTTCTTTAAGTAGAGGGTTCTTATCTGTTAGGAATCTAGAAGGGTCACCCATCATAGGGTTCTTACCATGACCGCCATACAAGTCTCTTAGGTTATCAGAGTCACCATCTTGATCTGCACCACCAGGACCAGGAGCCATACCAGGATCTTGTCCATCCATCATGATGTCTGGTCTATGTGGGTTGTGAAGTCTGTATCCGATAAGTCTTTCACCTACCAAGACTTCTTCCACACCAGAAATGAGAGTTTCACCAGATATTAAGTAAACGATCGATACTGTCATATTTGTATAAGGTTATGTTAGCATTATAAAAGGACTCTTGGTTTTTGTCAAGAGTCCTTTGAGTTTGATTATTTATTCGTTCAAGAGTTGAGGTTCTCCGATCGAGTACACCTTCTTCTTATGGTGTTCGGGAATAATTCTCTTTAAACTAATCGTCAATAAACCATCTACATAATCTACTTTATCAATTTCGACATCATCAGCTAATGTCCATGTGCGAGTAAATGCTCGTCTTGCTAATCCACGATGTACATACTCAGAATCATCGTCATCACCTTTTTTAGCTTCAACAACTAATTTATTAAATTCAGAATAAACATCAATGTCTTTTCTATTATATCCTGCTAGTGCGACTTCAAGTTTGAAATCTGTATTTGATTCTTTAACTAGATTGTATGGGGGATAAGATGACCTTTCACTTGTATGTTGTGCAGCGAGTCTTTGCACCCACTCATCCATACCAATAGTAGTTTTTTCTACATCATTTAAAAATTGTACAATGTCATTTACACCATACTTCCTCATGCTAGTCGTAAACATAATTGACCTCCTTAAGCGTCTGTGTTTTAATTAAGGACCCATTAGGCATCCTCAATTATTATATAGGTTAAGACACAAAAAAAGGAAGGTGTAAAAACCTCCCTTTTCATTACGGTTATTCGCTTTCTGTAGACGTTTTCTTACGACCGATATTATATTTGGACTCTAGTGTCCACTCTCCCTTCTCTTTAAATGCCAGTACTTTAATTTGATTTAGTGGTGCAATATCTCCAACTTCACTCTCCGATACAATTGTAATTAATCCCCAGTCAGATAGCAGTTGTGCTATACGATTACGTCTTTGAACGTCATTAATAGTAAGATTTGCATGCTTCCCATCAAGGGCAAAAAGCTCTTTAAAATGGACAATATAGTAACGACCCTGTTTGTGTAGAATGTGACAGGATTGATATAACTTTTTTTCTTTACGAGATGCAACACCGATACGAGTAAGAGTTTCTCTGACTTTTAGGAAATCATCTGGTTCGTTGAGGGAGACCTCAACCATATTATTTTGCGACCAAGATACTTGGGGTTCAGATACCGTCATTTAGTTCCTCCAATGTCAAGCTTTGACTTAATGTAGTTGAGTTCACTTTCTGATAATAAACGCAATGCTTCTTTAGCTTTTTCATTACTATATCCATAATATTGTTTGACGGAATCAATGTCTTCGATCTTTTCTTTTTTGATCCAAGGAGAAAATCTTTTCCGTTTCCTGAGACTATTTAGATAAAAATAATATTGCATATCTTTGTCAAGATGTGAATACATATTCATCTCATTAGCAAACATTATGCAATCCATATGTCCTGATAAACAACGGTTAATAATGTAAGGAGGATATGATTTGATGTCTTCGGAAAGATCATCTTTATTATAGTTGATCGAGTTTAACCAATCTTTAAGTTCCATAATTTGAAAGCACCAGTTCTTTTCTTTCCTGTTGATCGTTCATGTATGTTCCTACAGATCTCATGGTGTAGGTGTGGTCGAATTGTCCTGCTTCCCACCCTTTGAATCTTTCACAGACCAGTTGAGACGAATTATAAGATACGAGTTGAGGACTGATAAAGCGGTCACAATCACTAGCAAAGACATCGTGATCAAATCCTTTGTGCATGCTTCCACGTTTACCGTATAGATTGGATCTGATGTCGTAGGGAGGATCGAGATAGATGAAGGTTTGTTTGTTATCACTGAGGAGTTGTTCATAACTAAGATTTGTAATTTTCCAATTAGTAATTAAGGTTGAATAGTCTGGCAGTTTTTCAATCCCTCGCATTGAGAAGTTGGAATCACTTGCTTGTGGAGAGAAGGACGAACTCTCAGTGAGACCA